GTAAAAAAGGAACATAAGGTTTGACTACTGCAGATTTAAAAGTTTTAGGAAACATTGATGCATTAGTAAAAGAAATTAAAAGACATGAAGGAAAAAACGATGACAAGTACAAAGCAGCGTTAGCAAAATTTGCAAGAGCTAAAGCAGCGTTACAAGGAATGTCTCAGTTTAATAGTGCTATTGCTATAGCAGAAGCAGAAATAGGGGGAACTTTATTTAAAAAAGATGGAGGCAGAATTAAAAAACAATTGGGTGGTAGTGCTATGGAAGTATCTGAAACAGTAGGTCAAGGCGAAACACCAACAGCTCAAGTACAACAATTATCTTTTAGTGAATTAAGAAACAGACTACCGAAAGAAATTACTGATGATGTAATTAGACTATTAGCCAACAGTAATGAGGCTTTACAAGACTTTGCTTACATTAGAACTCAAGGGGATGTATCAAAGTTTAATACAAAATACGGGGTGACTTTAGTATTACCGGCACAAACAGCATAGGAGGTTAAATGGCTGAACAAGACGACAGTATATTTGGCGGTCTTTTCTCTGAACCTGCAGAAAATATTCAACCAGAAACAGTTGGCGCTTTAGATTATCTTACTGATATTCCAGTAGGTGCAATCAAAGGTGTTAGCCAAGCTGTTCAAGGTTTACTTCAGTTAGGTGCAATGCCTATTGATTATTTAGCAGATACAAATTTAATTACTGCAATTGATAATATTTTTGAAAAGATAACTCCTGAAACAGATACCACTGTTGGAGACATTACTTCTATTTTAGGACAGTTTGCATTACCTGCCGGTGCTATGGTTAAAATTGCTAACGGTGTTTTAAAATTAAGTAAAGCAAGTCAAATTGTAAAACTAAATAGTCTTCCAACCATTGGCGCTAAAAGTGCAGAGCTTGCAAAACGTGCAGGTTACTATGGAAGTATTGGTGGTATCACCGACTTTGCAGTATCGACGCCTGGCGACCTTACTACTCTTAGTGAGACAATGGGATTTGGTGAAGCTTATAAAGGTGATGAGCTTGAAGGATCTGCTAAGGCTGCAGAATTTTTTAAAGAGAAAATTAGATTTGGTGCAGAAGGTGCTGTTTTAGGTGGTGGTATTACTGCTGCGTTACCAGTAGCAGGAACGTTAGGTGTTAAATATGGTTTAATGCCTGCAGGAAAATACATAGTTAAACCGATAGGAGGTGCTGCGTTAAGAGCAGTTGATTACACAGTATTTAATCCGTTAAGTAAATTAATTGGTAGTGAAACTGTGGGTGCTGGAGCAAGAACTACTGCTGAATTTTTAGGAAATCAAACAACTAAATTAAGAAAAGGATTAGGTATACCTGATCCAAAAGATTGGAAGTTTTATTCTACAGATGCAAACGCACCATTAAAAGAAAGACTACTTAAAAAATTAGACAACGTTAAAAATGCTTTTAAATCTGATGGACCTATAAGTATTAGTCAAGCAGAAGATTTAAGACAATATGAAAATTTTGTTCAAGCAGATGAAAAAAGTTTGGTTAAAATAATGAATCAAATTGACGATCAATTTAAAGAAATAGCAAAAGGTGCTGACTTACTAGAGGTACCTAAATATTTACAGACACCTGGATTAAAATACCCTAAACCAATTACTGCTGTAGATGATGCAATGTATTTAAAAAACAATGACACTCTATACAATTACATTCAAGCTAGAAGAGTAAGAACCACTGTTGACGGTAAACCTTTATATAAAGATTCAGATGAAGCATTAGAGTTTTTAAATCAACTACCTAAAAATACACAGAAGAACGCTAAAGTATTAAAAGAAAAAATAAATGAATTAGGTTTAAAGTACGGTAAACTTTTATCAGAAAATACAGATGAAGCGTTAGCGGATCTTGGAGCAACCATTGTAGCAAACGGTGGAGCTTATCTAAAACAAGTTTACAGTGTAATGAAAAACAAAGCTTATCAATTTGATCCACAAAAAGTAGCAGGAGCCAAAGAATTTTTTATTAAAAACACAATACCTAAACTAGAAGCAGAAACTCCAGAATTAATAACTGATTTAATGCAAAGTAAAAACATAACTAGAAAAGAAGCTATAGAATTATCGGCAGATAACACTATGGCTCAATTACAAAAATCTTTAATTGAAAGTAATAGAAGTCCTGAGACTTTATTTAAATTAGTAGGCGATACGTTTAGAATTGGTAAAAAAGGCCAACTGTTAGATATAACTAAAAAAGTAGTTCAAGAAGGTAAAGAAGTTGAAGTGTTTACTTCAACAGGAAAATTATTAAAAGCTGGTGGAGATGTACCTACGATTATGAAAAAGGTTATGGATGATGAAGGTTTATCCAAAGTACAAGGTGCTTTCTTAGAACCATTAAAAGATTATAGAGCTGCTGTAACAGATACTTTTTTACAAACAGCTAAACAAGTTTATAAAAAAGAATTCTTTGATAAGTTTGCAGACAATGCATTAAAGAATGGTTATGCTTTTAGATCTGTGCAAGAAGCAATTAACAAAGGTATTCCAAATGCAAATAACCTAACAGCAGTGACAGCGGATCTTGCACCTGGTAGTAAAACATTTGATTTATTCGAAAGTAAATTATTTAAAGGTGGGTTATCAAGAGACGGACAAAAAACATCAGGTTTATATACGACACCAGAAATAGCAAATGCTGTTAAAGGCACGGAAGAATACTTAACTAGAATGTATGACATTCCTTTATACAGTGCTTTGATGTCAGTTAAAGCTGCTGGTCAAATTGGTAAAACAGTATTTTCACCAATGACACAAATAAGAAACGTATCCACTGCTTCTTTCTTTGCACTAGCCAGCGGATTAATCGGTGGCAGAGTGAGTCTTACAGATTCATTTAAATTAATGGCTGATGATATTTTCCCAAGTAAATTTGTAAGTGCTGCAGATGTAGCAAAAAAGATGGAAGATAGAATAGCTAGAGGTGTTGTGGACCAAAACATTGAGGTCAATGAAATTAAAGCCATCTTAGAAAAAGCTAAGAATGGTAGATTTACTATGTCAGCTTTAATGAGTAATCCAACAGTTAAAAAAGCTTTTGATTTGTATCAAGGGGGTGACAACGTTTGGAAAGTTTATGCTGATGATTTTTATCAAGACGCATTAGGTCAAGCATTTCAATATAGCTCAAAAGGTTTAAAGGGAGATGCAGCTATTAGAGAAAATATAATTGACTGGTATAGAACAGTAGGTAAACAAGAAGATGTTGCTACACAATTAACTAAAGCAAACGATGACATAGCTAAAATAGATGATGCATTAAAATCAGCAGATGACTCTAACAAACAATCTTTATTAAATCAAAAGGAAGCGTTAGTTCAAAACTTTAAAAACGTAAAAGATATATCAGCTTATCTAGTAACCAACACTATTCCTACGTACAGTAAAGTTCCCAATATAATTAAAAACATTAGAAACTTACCTTTAGGTAACTTTGTAGCTTTCCCTGCAGAAATTTTAAGAACCAGCGCACACTTAATTGAAATAGGTGCAAGAGAATTAACTAGCACTAATCCATTTATAAGACAGATGGGAGCAAGAAGGTTAGTTGGAGCTTCTGCTGTATTTGGTGGAACAGGTACAATTATTGCTGAAGCATCAGAAAAAATAACAGGTGTATCTTCTGATAAAATGGATGCATTTAAAAGATCGGTTGCACCAGACTATCAAAAAAACTCAACACTAATTCCATTAACTGAGTCTGATGAAAACGGAAACTTTAAATATTTTAACTTCTCATACACTAATCCTTATGACTCAATGTTAAGACCTATCAATGCAGTATTGAATGCATATGGTAATGGTACTCTAACTAATGAAAGTGCAAGTAGAATTGTTTATAATGCTTTAATTTACGATAACTTAAATAATACGCCCGGTGCATTTACAGAATTTTTATCTCCATTTATTTCAGAATCAATTGGAGCAGGTGCAGTAGCGGATCTAACTTTAAGAAATGGTAAAACAAAAGAAGGTCGAACCATTTATTACCCGCAAGACTCAGCAATGGAAGTTATTGATGCATCTTTAGGACATTTATTATCTCAATTAGAACCGGGTGCTTCTAGAAGTTCAAGAAGAGTGTGGAAAGGTGTTACCCAAGATTTTACTGATTATGGAACTACTTATGATAGTGCAACAGAGATAGTTGCATTAATGTCAGGACTTCGTGTAGAAGAAGCAAAACCTATGGATAGTTTACCTTTTATTGTAACGTCATATGCAAAAGATTTAGAAAATATACAAAACAAATTTTCATCTAATATTTATAGTCCTAACCTAGATCTTAATGGTCGAATAGGTTACATGACAGAATACTTAACAGACAACTATGATACACAAAGTAGAATGTATAGAGTCATACAAGACATGGAAGCAATGGGAGCGGACATAGGTGAGATAGAAGATAAAATTGGAGCCAGATTAAAAAATAAAAAACGTTTAAATGCTATGATGAACGGAGAATTTATTGCTCCTAATATAAGTGAATCAAGATCTCAAACTTTACTTGATAAATTATATGAAGAAAATCCTACTAAAGCTGCTGAAGTAGAAGATCAGTTTGAAGAAGCTATTGATATATTTGAAGATTTAAGATTTGATTTAGAAGCTATAGAATTAGGTGAAGGTGTAGGAGCTTTTCAAGAGTTTATTAATTTTACTTTAAATCCACCTGATGTATCCACTCAAGGAGCGGCACCAGTATCAGGTATAGCACAGTTACCTGATGCAAATTTACCACCGCCAGCTCAGATCGGAACAGGGGTAAATGCTAACTTATTTAGAAATAATAACACACTAGGAACTCAGTTTAATTTACTTCCAACTGCAGTAAAATTTGATAAACTGTTTCCTTTAGGATAAATTATGACAATAGATAAAAGAATAAATTTTAGATTCGGCGGAGCATATCAAGGAGGCAGTGGAGCTCCGGGAAGTGCTGAAGCTCCAGGTAAAAAAACAAGTTCAGGCACAGGCGGAAGCAAAGGAAATATTGGCGGCGGTGGAGGTGGACAAGAATCTGAGTATAGAAGATATGAAGCACCTACTAGACCCACATATGATTCTACAAACATAGATCAAAAACCTGTTACAGGCGCTGACTTTCGAAGATCAGAAAATGAATTTATAAATAATTTAAATCAAAACAATTTTTTAAGAGCACAACAAACCAACACTCCTTTTCAACCTTATCAAGGAGGAGCGTTCGCCATTGATAGAATGAAACAATCAAATCCTGCAAGGGGTATAATGAGTTTATTAGCTAGTGTGGCTATACCTGGCGCTGGATTTTTTTTAAATCAAGGCAGTAAATTAAGAGATGGATTAATGGGTTTAAATAATCAACTACAACAATCAGATTTTGGTAGATCTACAAGTTTAATGGACTATTTAGATATGAGAAAATATGGTGGATATGATGAAAGAGAAATGGCAAGAAGAATTAATATGGATGAAGCTAGACTTCTTCAAGCAGATATAGATTCAGGTCTGTATGACGGAACGGGAGAAGTTAGACCTCTTCAAACATTTGAATTTGATCCATCAAACTTTAATAGAAATATTGAAACAGGTATTGACGATTATAATTTTGAAGACATCGAGGGTCAAGTTGCAGAGCTAACGCCCAAACAAAAAGCTTTTATAAATAGTCAAAAGTCTGCAATTCAATATGGAGCTCAAACTCCTGAGCAGGTGTATGAAAAAATAACTAATCCTAAAAAAAATATTTATAAAGGTGGTGTTATGGGAATGTTTGAACAAGAACCAACTACTTTAGAAGAATACAATAATTATCTTCAAAGTATTGGTATAAATAAAAGAGCGGTATAATGGCTAAAAAATCTGCATTAGAAAAAATAGAATCTCATGAAAAACTTTGCAGAATTATGCAGAAACAAACTTTCGAGCAGATAAAAGAAATGCAAGAAAGAATTAAAAGATTAGAGTATTGGATTGTTGGTGGTATGGGTGCAGTGCTTTTAACTTTACTTACTGGTATAGGAAATTAACGACAGATACATCCATACAAATCTCCACTACCATCTTTCATAACATAAGCATTGACAGGATAATCATGATATGTTGCTAAATGAAATCTAAGAATATCACATAAATCAAAACAATCTAATTCATCTAATAATTCTACACCTTCAATCATTTTTTTTGTAACTTCTACAAGATGATATAAACCATCGTTTAATAATATTAAATCCATTGTTTTAACTCTTCTCCCATAACTTCACTAGCTATATTAATTTTTTTACGTAAAGCTTTTACTATACGTTCGTCTACAGTTTTCTCAGCTATAATATCAATGTAGGTCATCTTTCTTTTTTGACCAATACGATTTATTCTAGCCTCGGATTGAGTACGTTTTTCAAGATCATAACCGTTAGAATAATAAATCATAACATTAGCTTCAGTAAGTGTAATACCATAGCCACCTGTTTGAGGTGTACCAACTAAGAATCTAACTTTAGATTCAGGGTCCTGTATTTCTTTAATAGCTTTGGCTCTGTCTTCAGTAGATGTAGATCCATAATAAGTCATCACGGAACCCGGATATACCTTCTCAATCGCTTTAACAATCGAGTCTATATCATGTCTCCAGTGGGCCCAAATAATAGCTTTACCTTCTACCTCTTCTAATATGTTCATCAAAGCAGGGATTCTTTCATTCTTAATTATTTTTAAAGTATCATCATCTGCCTTGAAGTGACCACAAGTAATTTGTTGCAGTCTCATTAGCTGCACTAATGCAGTTGAAGTAGTCATTAGCTTACCATCCATTTGGGCAAGCGCTACTTGTTTCATTTGATCGTAAAGTTTTTGTTGTTCTTTACTTAATTGAATAACTCTTTTTTGATAAGTATAATCAGGAAGATCCAAACAGTCTTCTTTTAGTACACGGTCTGAAAACCTAGTTATTTTTTCTGAGAGTTCAGGTAAGTTTTTATAGCCTACCACTATCTGTGCATTGTGGGTAGGTAGTCTCATGGTACTCATGATTGCGTATCTAGTTCTAAATGCAAGATAAGAAGTAAAGTCTAATAACCCTTCATCTAAAAATTCACATTGTTTATATAAATCTAATGGAGATTTTGTAATAGGGGATCCCGTTAAGATCCTTCTATACTTTGCATGTCTACCTAGTGAACAAATATTTTTAGATCTTTTAGCATCAGGATTTTTTATAGTTGTAGACTCATCAATGGCCATCATTGTTCTATGACATCTTAAAAACTTAGCTGCAAACTCCACACCTTTTTCTGTACTAAAAGCATCAACATTCATAATTAAAATATGGAGATCCTCACCTGGTTCAAATAAAGTATCTAGCTTTTGTTGTTGTGATTTAGTAATGTTAGCTTGCCACAAAACCATTTTTTTGTCTATATGGTTTACCATATGTGTAGGTATTTCTGAGTCGAACCAGTTTTTATAAACACCTTTAGGTGCAATTAAAAGTAGTCCATTAATTTTACCTTTGTCGTAAAGCATAGATACATTATCTATTAACACTTTAGATTTACCCGTACCCATCTCCATGAAGTACGCAAAGTTTTCTTTATTCCACGATTTTTTTAACGCAGATAATTGATGCTCATAAGGCTTCGTTTTAAATTTATAATCCATAATATTTCTTCTTTCTATTGACAGTGATAACATAACCTTATAATAGGTGTCAATAGGAAAGTTATGAACACAGTTTATATTATACAAGAATTGCCAGGAACTAAAATAGGGACCCCTAAATTTAATATCATGGGAGCACAAAAGTTTGGCACATTAAAAACTTTATTACCAGAACATTCACAAATTATATTATCCCCTGGTCCATTAATTTTTAAATTAAGAAAGTTATTAGATAAATATACAGAAAACGATTACTTACTACTTACCGGAGATCCTGCAATCATAGGTGTTGCATGTTCAATTGTGGCAGATAAAACAGGTGGAAAATTTAATTTATTAAAATGGGATAGACAAGAAAAAACTTATTACCCAATAGAAATAAATTTATATGAACAAGGAAAGATTGAAGAATAAACTTGACATAGGATATTATGATATTATATTAACAGCATCATTAACTACTACGAAAGGTAAAAAGACATGAGTATAAACTTAGAAGAAGACAAAGTCGATTCGTTAGCAAACACGAATGACATGAAAGAATTATCTGAACAGGTTATTAAATTAAGAACCTTGGAAGATAAGTTCGCTGCAAAAGAAGAAGAATTAAAAAAACTAAAAAATGATATGGACGTTTTATCTGGTGAGGTTATACCTACGATGATGACAGAAATGAATATATCAAAATTTAGTTTATCAGATGGGGCTGGCGTAGAAGTCAAACCCGTCTATGGTGCTTCAATTCCTAAAGCAAAACAGGAAGAAGCATTTGACTGGCTTCGTAAAAATGGCTTAGGGGATCTTATTAAAAATGAGATTACCGTTTCCTTTGGTCGTAACGAAGATAACAAGGCGGCAGATTATGCTGTCCTTGCGCAAGGTCAAGGGTATCAACCCACCCAGAAGTTAAAGGTTGAGCCCATGACACTTAAAGCATTGGTTCGTGAGCGTATCGAAAAGGGTGATGATATGCCCACGGATCTATTTAACGTGTTCGCAGGAAACAGAACCAAAATAACAAGGAAATAGAAACATGAACAAAGAACCAACAATAAAGAAAAATGGTGCATTGTCTACAAACATAGTGTTTGAAGCAGATGCAAATGTGCAGACTGGAGTGGTAGGACAAGATGATCTTGCATTACCATTTCTTAAAATACTTGGACAGTTATCTCCAGAAGTAAATAAGAGAGACGGCAAGTATGTTGAAGGTGCTGAACCTGGAATGATTTATAATTCAGTAACAGGTGAACTCTTCAATGGTGAAAAAGGAGTCCCAGTGATTCCATGTTACTACAAACTCGAGTATGTCGAGTGGAAAGATAGAGGAAAAGATGGATCTGGTGCGCCAGTTAATATCTATCCTGCATCTAGTGACATCATGACTAAAACAACTAGAGGTGCAGACTTTAAAGATAGACTTCCAAACGGTAATTATATCGAAAAAACTGCGCAGCATTTTGTGGTAGTCAATAGTAGTTCGCCAACCACTGCGTTGATTGCTATGAAGTCTACTCAACTTAAGGTTAGTAGAAAATGGAATAGCATGATGCAAAGTATAAAGTTGCAGGGTAAGAACGGTATGTTTACACCAGCAACTTTTAGCCATCTTTATCAGCTAAAAACCGTACAACAGTCTAACGACAAAGGTACATGGTTTGGTTGGGAAGTGAGCAAGATAGGTCTAATTGAAGATGCCGCGTTGTATCAACAAGCTAGAAGTTTTTCTGAAAGCATTTCAAAAGGAGATGTTCAAGTTAAACATGGCGAAGAAGATACTGCGAAGTCTTCGGATGGATCAGTTCACATTATGTAAAATTCCCTCCGGGAATAGTTGCAACAGGGGTGGCAAAGCGAGAGTAGAGTCACCCCTACTAAAGAGGAAAGATGGAAAATAAATTTATAGAAATATTTACAGGTCTTAAAAGAGATTATGGTTACGCAGATATAAACTCTGCATACAAAGACCCAGCGACGGGTAAACTAAAATTAAAATATGGCTGGGCAGCAAAAGAATTATTAGAGTCCGATTATTTAGATCATCTTACAGGTAAAAAGTCTATTGGTATTCAACCTTGCAATGACGAAGGACTAGCAAAGTTCGGAGCAATTGATATAGACTCTGATGAGTATGACAATTTTGATTTAAGAAAATATTTAGAAATTATTGATAAAAAAAATATTCCAGTAATACCCGTTAAATCTAAAAGCGGTGGACTACATATTTATGTGTTTTTTAAAGAGCCGGTCAAAGCGAGTTTTGTAAGAAACTTTTTAGACAAATTACTATTTACATTTGATTTAAAAGCATCAACAGAAATATTTCCAAAGCAAACACAACTTGGTGTAGGCTCCGATCAAAAACCAATCAACGGTAATTTTATTAATCTACCTTATTACAATCGTAATGAAAGAGTGGGTGTAAATTTAGATGGTACTGAGTTTACCTTTGAGCAATTTATAAAAGTCGTCGAGGCTAACACAAAAACAAAAGAAGAACTAGAAGAATTTGCAGATGAATTAATTAGACTAGAACTTACTGGTGGTGCAGATGAATTTATAGATGGTCCTGTATGTTTACAAAGATTATCAAAATCTAAATTAGATGATTACAGAGACAGATTTATTTATAACTATATGGTTTTTGCCAAAAAGAAATACCCTGACAATTGGGAAGAAAAACTTTTAGAAGGTGCTAGAAATTATATTGTTTACGATAACATATGGGGTGATGAGAAAGTAAAACAAAAAATTAAAGCTTACAAAAAAGATACTGCAGGCC